CGGCGTTTTCGTTCGTCGGCGGAGATGCCGCAGTCGAGGTCCCGGCATAATCGAAGATTTGCTGGGAACGGCTGCCTGCTCCGCTAGGCCCGGTGAAGATGGTGTTGGCAGCCAAGGCTGCCGACATGGTTCCTACGGCAAAGGATACTGCTCCGCCAGCGTCCGTATACTGCGTCCCGCCAATCATGCGGATGATGATGGTTTCCGGGCATAGCATCAACCCTGCACCCGGAGCAGGGACCAGCGTTACGGCAGTGGTTTGCAATGCAAGAATCTGCGCAGAGGTCAGAGTAACGTCTGACCGATAATCCATCTGGAATATGGACTGGATTTGCTGGAGCACGTCAGGCGTGAATGCGCCAACTTTGGTCAAAATCGTAGGGACTTGCAGTGTTGCCGCTGCCGGCAGTGCAATCGGTGTCGATGCCATCTAGCCTCCTGTTTAGGCCAACCGCGATGGATACCAGAGCTGCGTACCACTCGAGGCATCCAGAAGGAAAGTTACCATAGACCCTGCGGTTGTCGGAGTGCCGGAAACCTTGAATGCTGGTCCAGTTCCAGACCCGCCAGAGGTCCATGGCGCTACACCATCAAAAATAACCGTAACGAGGGTGCCGTTCTGGTAGTTTTCTTCGGAGTTCGGGCCAGTGTTGCTGAGCGCTGAAGAAGTCGGCGGAAGCATGTTGGTGATGGTCGTGGTCCCGGTAACGTGGAAGATGGGACCGCTGGCGATGATGCTGGTTGCCGACGCCACCGCCGCCGATGCCCCGGTATAGGACTGCTCCGGCAGAACCGGAGAAATCTCCTTGACCGCGGGAACGAAGTTCTGGAAGTCCGAAGATAGTCCGAAGGTGAAAGGCGTCAGGATAGCGTGAGCCATGGCGCGAGTGCCGAGAACTCCGCGCTTGACGGATGCCACTGTACCGGACAGGGAGACAATCTGCATCATCTCCTGCTCAACGAGCAGATAAGTGACTGTCCCTGTGCTCGGGTTGGCTTGCGGGCTGCCACCAGTGCCGCCGCCCTGATAATTCGAGGCGGTAACGCCAGTGGCGCTTGTGAGCGTGACCAGAGAGCTGGTCGGAGTCAATGCGCCTGCGATTGTAGAATAAGCGAATGCCATGTTTTCTCCTTAGCTCATCACTCGGCAAGCAGTCTCGCCGTAGAGGGTTGTCCAACCATAGAGAACGTCGAAGCGACCAGGGAGTCTATCTGAATTTATGTCATAGGCCTTGATGTACCGCATCGAGAGGCCCAGTTGATCGCTGGACTTCCGCTCGGCCATGATGACTCCGCCAGTCGGCAGAACCATGTCGGCCATGCCAAGAGCGAAAGAGCCCTTGTGGAAGCACAGGCCTTGGGGAGAGTTCACGCCAGCCGCTCCAAATACGTTGATCGAAGCGCCAGCAGAAGGAGCCGCTACCACGTTCTGGAAAGGTCCGCTGAGCACAATCGCAGGGTAGATGTTGACCGTTGCCGCGCCGCCCGAAGAAGTGACGTTGGAGGTCACGGTGAAGCACTGGAGTGAGCCGGTGGAAGTCTTTTCCTGCGGGTTGACCGAATAGGTCCCGGTTGTGCCGGAGCCAATCGTGAAGACGTTCCCTTGCAGGAAGAGGTTTGTAACGGAGCCTGCGTTGGAGAGTACCAAGCTGGACCCAGACTGCCCGCCAGCGTTGATGGTAATAGTCGTGGCGCCGTTGAGCGTACCAATTGTGTTGATGGCTACGTTCTGATCCATCGCCCATGCCGCGCCGATGGCATAGCCCATGTAGCCCTCTTCGTACTGCTCGCGGATCCGCTCCGAAGACTGGAACAAGCCCTTCAAAGCGTCAACGATGGGAGGTTCCATCGCCTGGTTAATGATGATGGCTCGAGGCGTCTTTGCAGCGGCGTTGTCATTCAGCTTCTGCATCGCCTGCAAGTAAGTCAGAAGGGCGTTGGGAGGAGTTCCCGGCACGCCTACCGAGTTCGCGACGTTCAGATACTGCAAAAGCCCGTCAGCATCGATCTTGTTGGCGATACGCGCCATTGCTGGCTTGAGAAAGCGGTCGCTGAAGTTCTCGATATTGAGCGTGAAGTCTTCTGAAGTGAATGTGGTGTCAACGCCGAACTGGGTCGTGAGCACCAACTGGACTACCGTTTCAATGGCGTCTTCGGTGGAAAGACCTTGACCGGAACGGCCTGTATACTTGGGCGGCTTGCGGATGTTGAGGATGGTGCCGATTTGCGCGCCCTGCTTGCCGAAATCCTTGTCGTATTCCCTGACAACTTCTTTGGTGAAGGTGAGTTCATTTTCGAGGACCGGCAGTGACTCCATGGTCACCATTCCGATCGTAAGCAACTGGTTCAAGGTGGGCTCCTTTCAAGAAATAGAATCGAGGTTCCGATTCCGTCCCTGGGCGGAGCACCGATTTTGGCGCAGGCTTTAAACTCCGATTGGAGGCCGCGCTGCGGGGAACAACTGTGGATAATTTACAGCTAAAACTACACTTGTCAAGCGCTATCTGCGAATGCCTGCTCTTTTTGCCTGCCTGCGTTGCCGGATGTACTCGTCTGTATCCGTGATTTCGTTCAGCGGCACGTCAGATCGAGTGGTTCCATTGAGCCTTGGCCCCGGTGGCGGAGCGTTCGAGACGAAATCCGATGGCCTGACCGTCAGTCGCTCAGCTATCTTGCCTACTTCGATGACCTGCTGGAAGTCGTCCAGCTTCATAAAGTTTCTGGCTGCCAAGTCATTCTCGGGCTTTGCCAGCCAGTAGGCTACTTCGGGCGCTGCGAGCTTCGTAATCGCAATTCTGGCCTGCTCTGACATCGTTAGGCCTCTGATATGTGCTGCGTTGAGTGTCTCGTTGAAGTCCGGGAAGCGTACAATCAGCTTCTTGCCAGCTTCGAGGAACTTGTCAAACTCTTCTTTCCTTAGTGCTGCTTGTGGGTCAGGCTTGGGAGGCTCGGCTGGGGTCGTTTTTGGTGCTTCCGTTGGTGGTACAACCTTGGTTTGCGCGGCTGCCCACAGCGCTAAATCGGTGTTGTACTTGTCAATGTCGGTATAATCCGCCATTTTGGGTGCTTCTTTGGCGGTTTCAGCCGGTTTTGGAGCTTCCACTACAGGTGGCACTACGGTCGGCGTCTCAACTTTCGGAGGCTCGGCTACTTTAGCCTCAAGCTCCGCTGTTTTCTTGGTCAGTTCGTCTATTTTGGCTTGGACACCGCCGCGGGGCTTGCGCTTTTGCTTGGATTCATAGTTTCTGCGTCTAATGTAGTCGTCTGTGGCATCCTCAACTGCCTCTTTAACCGCTTCGGCAGTCTCTGGAGGTGGCTCCGGCGTGGTTGTTTCAACCTTAACTTCGGGCGGAGGGGCACTCTTCTCCTCTTTGCGCTTCTCGATGTAGGCGTCAACCTCTTGGCGCTCTTTAACTTCCGGTGGAACTTCCACCACTGCTGTTGTCGGTTCCGGCATTGGGATCCTCGGGCGGCGGAGTTGTCGCTAAATCCTTTTCGTGTGCTTGCTGGGCTGCCTGACTTTGTGAATCGGCTTGCTGCTGGCTTTGCTGTTGCTGGGCGGCTGCCTGATTGCCTATCTGCGCCATGGCTAGTTCGTGGGCCTGATCTGCGGCATGTTCCCACTTGTCGAAATCCAGCTGCGCCGCGGCTAGTTTGGCATTGATTCCCGCAACCTCGATCTGTGCGGCTGTTTGTAGCTGGACGATCTGGTATTTGCCGTCCTGCTGAATCTTTTCGGTCTTGAGATCATCCATCATCTGCTGGTTATGCTGCATCAGTTGTTGCTGAACTTGTTGCATCTGCTGGACTTGGCCAGTAAGCTTCTGGATTGTGACTTGCGGATCCGAGCCGTCGTCGTCCAAGACTTGCGGTGGAACCAGCTTCTTGAGACGCTTCGCCATCTCCGTAGCGCCCGGCGAGTCGGAGTTGCCTACAATGATGTCCAGGCAGGTCTTGAGGATCTCGCCAGACTTGTCCGCTTGGGCCAGCTGGATCTGCATGTTGAATGCTTCTTGTCTCTTTGTCTGATAACTCGGCCCTACATCGATTACCACGTCGTACGTGCCTGCAGAAAGGTCATAAACTTCTTTGATGCTGTCGCTTTTCAGCTGGCTGGCGGCTTGTTCCCGGCCTGAGTGTACAACCACGTGATTCGTCGTACCGTCCGGCTGGATAATGCGCTGTACGCGTGGGGCGTCATAAATAAATGGGGCGGCGTCGAGTATGACGCGGCCAATATGCCGTAAGGTCCGAGACAGGTTGTCGGTAAAGTTAAGGTTTGTGAGCCCTCCTTGCTTCTGCAGGAGGTCGATTGCTTTGCCCGATTGGTCCGTTTTGGTCTGTCCGAGCGATGGCTCATAGATTCCTGTCACTGATTTGAGGTCTTGGTCAACTGCTTGAGACATGGCCAGTATCGCCTGAATCGGCGGCTCAAATTGATTCCTTGTCGGAAGCGACGGCGCAGGCTGTCCCGTAGTAGTGACCACATCGGCTTCCAGGTAGGCATAGTTCACCACATTCGCATTCTGCCACTTGCCGTCTTTGAACTGGCCTTTCCAACCTACCCACGGGGCTTTAGGCGCCAGAGCAATAACTTCAGCTGCGTAAGAACGAAAATAGTTAATCGAACGCTGAGCATCCTTGGCATTCCTTACAATTCCGTATAGGTGCCTTTCTCCATCTACGTCGAAATCCTCTGCAATGAATGGGATAAGCGGTATATAACCTATCGTTCCGGGGAACTTGTACTCATCAATCGTTTCAATCCCGTTTATGACCGAGCAATAGACCTTGCAGGTTCGCATCTTGCGGCGCTTCTGGATCTTTGGTTTGCTATCTTCGTCCATTTCCTTTGTCATGGCCCGGTATCTGGCTGCATCCATGACCTGCCCATTGTCGATGAAATATAGCTGCTCCTCTTCCCATTCCTTGTGCCAGTACTCTGCCACGCGGATGGTCTTCGAGTCTCCCCAGCCGGGGAAATTATCACCAATCGCTGTAAAGTCATTCAACTGAGCTAGTTGGCTTCCGGGGAATAAAGCCTTGTATTCGGAAAACGGGTAATCGCACGTCTTGAACTTCCAGTTGGCGTCTGTCTCGTCAGGCAGAACAGCTGCTGGATCACAGTAAACAGAGAAGAAATTACGCACCGGCCGAATGTAGAGTTCCTGATCGAAGGTCCTGCCGGGCAAATAATCGGCAACAATCTCGCAATAGCCCTTTCCTGCCACCACCATGGGCTCAAAGCCGCGGTCAATCGCTACTTCGCCGTCTGAGTTCACAAAGATGTGCCGGATGATGCCTGTCCAGGTCTCCGCGGTATCAACATCCGCGCCATCGCCTACGGGTTTGACGATGATGGCCGGCCGCTGCGCACGCTGCTCATTGACGATCTGGCTCTTGATCGCCGGCATCCGGTTGATTGTCAGGCAAGGTCTCGACTCTTCGGAGCGTTGTGTCTGTGTCTCGCCGGGCCATTGATCGCCTACAAGGAACTTCATGTCCTCAAGGGCTTTTTGGCGGAACTTGTTCTCGGCTGTCTGGGCTAGTTTGAAGCGTTCGCGGGCTAATGCTAGAAAGTCTTTGGCTTCCTGATCTTGCGCGGCGACAGCCCCAGCAATATTAATCGGTGCGCCGTCTAGGGTGTCATACGGCATCAGTGCTTCACAGCCTCTTCATCGTGCCAGGCGACCAGCTGAGCCATTGCTGGCCGCAGGTAGCGCTCTACAAAGTCGTCTGATTCCAGCTCGAAGTCCGCATCGCTGATTTCTACGTGGATAGCACGCTGCATCTTGTAAGTGCCATTGTCTTCAGACACTTCGCCTATGACTATCCGCATTTGCTTTGAAAGACCTCCGGCGCTGTCGAGCGATTCACAAATAGCTCTTCCATGCCTGTCCGTAGATACTCGATCCTGACGTGCTCGCTCGGCAAAACTCCAAATATGTCAGCCTCTCTGATCAGATGGACGTTCTTGTCCAGCTTGTAGCTGAGCGGCCGCTCGAGCTTGCCTTTGCCATCTGCTCCTGTGCCTTTGTTCTCGGCATGGGCTAAGTCGTTCCAGCGGCTATTGAAAGCCACAATCATGCCCGGCTTGACTTCAGGTGTCTCGTGGTAGCCATCCGTCCAATACCAGCCAATATCCCAAAAGCCAGTCTCTTCTACCCTGTGCAATCCGTGCCACCACGTTCCCGGCACCCACTTGCCCGGCCCGACAGCTACAACAACGCCTTTGATGCTCTTGGGCGCGTCCGTGAGCACGAGGCCGCTTGGCTCTTCGATGCGCCTGACAAGCACTCTGTCGTCAAATAGTTGCAGATGCCCCGTTACGCCGTGCTCTTCTGGGCTAGCCGAGGGAGCCAGCTTAGGTAAGCAGCCTGAAGGGTGGCTGGCGGTATCGCTTCCGCGTGCGCTCGTCCCATCTGCTAGACGAGTTCTTCCGGCGTGTGGAGATAAAATCATTTGTGCGCTATTGCCTTCACGTGCGGGCCTTTGGTGTTCGTTGGGATCGAATCCTTGTGGTGCACTACTTGATGGACGTGGTTTAGGTGCAGGCCCTTGGTGTCGGCGAAGTCGTGCAATTGCGTGTGGCTCATCTTGAGAACGCCGCGATTAGCGCCATGTACCTCGCTGGGGTGATGCTCGGCAATGGCCATCAGTTCGCGTTGTGCTTTGGATTTAGCAGGCATCTAGACTCCCATCCAGCCTTTTGGCTGCCGCGGCGGCCGCGAACTCCCGACTGGCTTAAGACACATTATACCTAATCCAGTGAGTGTCAAGTACCGCATGCAATCCATGAGGTGATCGTTGGACTTTACGACCTTGCCCTTCTCGTCGCGCTGGTAGATTCTGAACTCCATCAGCCAGTTGACTAGGCTCTTGAAGACTTTCATCTTGCCGTTAGCCAGGAGCTGCCAAGTCTCGTAGATTCCGGCTTCCACGGCGTTTTTGCTTGGAGTCAGAATCAAGCCGAGCTGCCGATAGGTCTCGATCAGCTTCTCGCCGTCGAATTGACTGCGTCCTCGAGATGCCGGGTCAATGACACCTGGAATCCAGTCTCCTCGAGCCTTTATGCCCTGGGCATGGATTACCGGCTCGGCTTGGCCTTTATAATGCTCGCTGTAGAGATAGACTACTCCTGTTTCATTGTCTCTGGCTGCCCAGAGGCATGCGGTTCGATTCCAGCCCACGTCAAGAGCATAGACTCGCGGGTAATGCACGGGGATCTCAAAATCGGCAATGAGAACGTCAGATTCGGGTACAGGGTAGATAGCTCCTGAACCAAGCTGCGGGATTCCTTTTGTTCGTGCGTCTCGGACGTGTGGCGGGTAGCTGTCATAAAGCTCCTTCTTGGCCTGCTCGGTGAGGTGTGGTACATCCTCCCAAGCCGCTTGAATGACAGCTTTACTCACGATTCAATCGCTTTCATATCCAGAAAATACCTGACCACCTCAGACATGCCGAGCAAAGGCGTGAACGTACAAATTACGAGGCCATTGGTCGTCATTGTGCGCGTCAGGCATTCTGTGTAAATCCCCATGTCTGGCTCTTCATCTAGCCAGACAATGTGCCGGCTTGTGCCTTGGAAACTTATTCTGCCTTGCTCGTAGGTTTTGAGCGTAAGCTCCGATACCCCTCCGCTAACGTGCTTAACATGAATGGTTTCCACGGCTTCTGGTACACCGGTCTTTGGCGTGGTTTTTACGATGGCATCTCCCGGTATCATTCCCGTGCCTACATCAATCTTTGGACCTAGCAAGACTCGCTGAAGCACATCTTTGGTCGTCTGATTCGTGTCGCCGGCTGCCCAAGCCGTAATTGCTGTCTCAAATCGTCTTCCTGTCCACCAACTGGGGTATCTGCCAGTCAGGTGCAAAGTGCATTCGTATGCTCCCACGCCTTCTGTCTTGCCTACGCGATTAGCTGCCAAGAAGCAACGCTCTCTGTGCTCTGATCCTTTGCTAAAGAACTCTAAATGCTTGGGATATAACTCTCTGCGTAAAGGCCCGTTATCTGGGTAATAGCTTTGAATCTTGTTGCGGCGCTCGGTCTGGATGGCTCTCGCCCACTTCAAGGTCTCCGCTGCTGGTAACCCGTCCAAAATAGCCTCTAATGAGCTGCTTGGCGTCATCTACGGTCATCTCCACATGCAGGTGTCTGTCGCCATCGCCATCTGTGCGGATCCGGCCATACTTGTATTCGAGCAGTTTGAGCAGGATGGGATTGCAGGAGTCTTCGTTCTTGAGCTGGCGGCACACCAGATTGATGAGTCCGTCTTGATACCCTCCGGCCTTGAGTGCTCGTTCCACATGGAATACAAAGCGTCTGGCCTCATCTGCCTGGTTCTTTGCGCCTTTAGGCCGTCCCATGAGGGTATTTAGGCATTATTTCTGAGTATCCGCAAGGCTTTTCTGCGTTTCAGTACCATCGCTCACCTGTCCAAACATAAATAAGCCCGTCTTCGCCTATAGCCATATCACCAATGATGGGCTGCTTTAGGTCAGTAATGCGCGGAATGGCAATTTGCTGAGCATCGAGTATGGCACAGTGCCAGGGATAGCGTCGCTCAAGGTCTTCTATGGTCTGGCTCATGGCGTCTTGCGTTCTCCGAAAACGTCTTTCAAGTCTACGCCTACCAGGGCTGCTAACCTCTTGAGCATGGCAACTTTATCTTCCATTTCACAGTTTGGCTGCTCGGTCGCTTCGTCAATCTCTTTTGCTTTCTTGAGCAGCTTCTTCATTTTCTCGACTTCCTTTTTGAGCGCATCGAACTCTTCCTGCGATACGCCAGCAGGTACCACAGGCATGATTGGCTGTTGCGGGAACGTTATCGGCATGGTATTCGGGAACCAATCTGGATAATCGCGCGGGAAAGTCCTGCCGTAATAGTCACCCACGTTTGAGACGACGCACATATGCCCTCCACATCCTTCCGCCTCGCCCTAGAGCGAAGAGAATCAGTATTGCAACGATGAAAAGCCACTTCACGGATGGGCCTCGGCGCGCTCATGCTGAAACTTCTTCATAATCAGCGTATAACTCAATACCGTGCCTTCCAGCGTCTTTTAGCTCGAACCTGCGTGTTTCCATGAACGGTTTGCTGGGGCCTTCAGATTGATGAACACTAGCTGATTGCCTCGGCTTGAGCGGAACGATTAGTTCCTTGTTCGGCGGCCACGGCACATCCACATGCTTCCAGCAGCCACAGCGCGTCACTAGCGTGGCCTTAGCCGTCAACAGTTGTTCGCTCATGCCGCTGCTTCTTTCTGCGCCCACTTCGGCGGTCTGCCTCGCTTGCCCTTGCGCCACGGCTTGAAACCGCTATTTTGCCTGACTCTTCGCCGTGTGTCGGCTTGGCATTCGTCGCACAGATGCGCATATAGATTGCGTGGATTGCCGCAAAGTCCGCATTTTCCTTCACTTACGCGCTTAGTGGCCCATCGGTATTGGCGCGACGTTTCAGCCATATTCGTAGCTTACGCCTGAATTTGCAAAAGTCAATAGAAAATAGTTGTAAATAGTTCTTGACATTCTTTTGGCGTTTTCGTACTATTTGCATAGAGGGACACGCAAATGAAAGCCAAAGTCGGACAAAAGGTAATCTGCAACGGCTATCCAGGAGCCATTAAGGAAGTTTGCGCCGGTCAGCTTGAAGGCCTTGTCGTTGTCGCTTTGGACCGTGGCACCGTTTGTGTTTCGCAGTCGGAATTGCGATTCCTGCCGGATAAGCCAGCCAAGCCTATCGCCGTAGAAGATTGCTCTTGCTAGACATGGACAAAAGCTCAAATCGTGAATTTTGCGAAGTGGCACTTAAGCAATTTATGAAAGCGACTCTTCGTTATCGAGATGACATAGTGCGCACTGCGGCGGAATGGCGTGCCGGAGCGGAAGCCTTGCGAAAGGCAGGTAACTACGAGGAAGCCTTAAAAGCGGAATGGTACGCAGCCGAAATCCTGAAAATTATTCCGCACAGTCATTTCCGAATGGACGATGCAAAGGATAATGGGCCAATCGAGGGTTAGCAGCTAGGCCAAGTTGAAAAGCAGCATTGAGTATTTGCTGGAATCGCTGGGCGGCAATCCTGTGCTGGTCGAGCTGCACATTCAGCTGGTTGTTTTGCGCGTGAATCGTCACGCAGAGGAGGCAAAGTGAACAAACAAGAGGCTTTACAGTGGGAGTTGGAAATGTCTCGGCGGGAGTTGCGAGCCATTGAAAGCGAGATCCAGCGTCAGACCGATTGCCGCTTTGACAAAATTCTCCACATCGCCAGCGTGCGGCTTGAGCTTTTGCGGCTCATCCCTGAACCGTCTGCTGCCAGCAAGCAATACGAAGTGGACAGAGAGAATCAAGCGGTGCGTTATTAAGGCCGACCATCTCATGGGCGCAATCAGCCTGATTATCTGCGATGTCTGCGGGCGTGACGTGGCATTCAGTGAGACTCCACTGACCAATGACCAGCTGAAAGAGATTCAGAATCGGCTACAAACGCTGATTGCAATGAACTTACAGGGAGAAAAGCATGCTTGACCAAACCAATGCAACTGCCCCGGCTAGCGCACCCAAAACTTTGGTGCAGAAGTTGGCTGACATCGTTGCTGAGATCGACAATGTGGACAAGCGCGGCCGGAATGAGTTCCAGAAATATGCCTACGTGAAAGCCGCTGACGTGGCTTGGCTTGTTCGCAAAGCCCTGTCTGAGCGAAACGTCTACCTGGTGGCCGATGTCATCGAGATCCGCAATTACGAAATCCCGGCCAAAGAAGGCCACATGCAGGCCGTGGATGTGAAAATGGAGTTCAGCTTCTTTGATGGCGACTCTCCGTCAACCCCGCCTATCGTGCTCCACAGCTACGGTACTGGAACTGACAAGGGCGACAAAGCTGTCTACAAAGCCATGACCGGCGCTCTGAAATACGGCTTGAGGCACGCTTTCCTCATCCCCGACGAGTCTGACCCGGAAGCCGACTCTTCGACGGACAAGGCTGTAGAGGCTGCTAAAGCCGTGGGTGAGGCCAAAGTCAGGCAACTCAAGGAAAAGGCCGGGAAATCGCCTAACGGGGGCCAGCAAATGCCATCTGGCACACTTTTCTGGACTTGCCCTGACAGGTTTAATGGCCACAGGGCTATTCTGCTTAACTTGAAAGAATTCGGTTCAGGCCTGAACGAAGTAGCGGCTGAGGGTCTCCGGCAGGTGCTCAAGAGGTATGCCAAGGGCGAGAATGGCGAAGTCTGGGTGCCAACCAGTGGCCCGAACAATATGGACGAACTGCTGGCAGATTTGGCCCTGTGTTCAGTTCCCACCAAGCAACTCAAGGCAAATGACTGATGCCCAACGTCAGAGACGCTCTCGAGCACGCCAAGTTTCTGATCGAGAAAGGCCGCGGCGATGAGGCTTGCAAGCTGGTTTTGCCTCGCCTCGAGGCCCAGAAGCGGCGTGCCAACAAGGAACAGCGCACTCGCGTGCAGTTTGATTGCGACCCGCAGACCTATGCTGACTTCCATGGGGAGCGCTCGAGATACATTGAGGCTTGCGGGAACAACGTGCCCATTGCCCACGCAGTTATGATACGTCTTTTGAGGCAGTTACCTAGCGAATCGATAACGCGCTTGGCTCAGGAGGATTAATGCGAGTAGGTTCAGGCGTCATCAAGAACATGATCGAGCCGTTTCAGCTCAAGCGGATGCAGCAGCTTAAGAGGGAAGGGCTTAATAACGTGCAGATTGCTACTCGGTTTGGCGTTTCGGCTTCGGCTGTTTCGTATGCTTTGCGGGCTAAGAAGTAAAGGCTTTTTGGGAACTACAATGGAGGGCTATAGATCATGGCTATCGCACGGGTAAGGATCGCGCCGGTCGATAGGTGGTGCGAGGGCGCTATCGAACAAGCGAAGCGCAATAGCATACCATACGAGATCGTCGTGGGAATGGAAGTAGAAATTTTAACCGGCAGTATGACAAATGAACAATTCTGTTGCACGGGCAGGAGTTGGGAATTGACAGATAGATCGTCCAAGGAAATGGATTCAATGATGGGTCTAGACTGGATTCCTGCTTGCGCGATGCTTTGTGAGCACATACTGGAGATGGATTGAGGCGATAGCCATAATCGATCCTAATCTCGGTGTGTTAAAAGATGCTTTGCGGAGGACAAAATGAGGCCACGAACATCCCAGCAGGAGATAGCCCTCACCGGTTTGCACATCGTCGGTGGCGCGCTGATTGGCTTGCTGATTGTCGCTCTGCTGCTTTATGGGCCGGATCTGCTTGTCTGGTGGCTCCAATGAAAACACTGGACGAACTGCACGCCAAGCTCGACGCCGTGCTGGAGAGCGATGGACGCATCATGGCGGCGCTGGACGTGATGCGGCAATCGACGCTGGGCTTGCTGATCGAGGAAGTGCGGGTACTCGAAGGGCGAGTCATGGCCATCGGCAATGCGCTGGGAGAGCTGCAAGGGGCTCTGGAAGGGCGCATAGATGCTAGATTTGCGGAGGTAATGCGCAGGCTTGGGGAACACGACGAATACGCACGCGGCATCAACAAGCAAGTCGATGAATACAATGCCACGCTGGAAGAGCGCAAAAAGCAGCACGCTCAAGCACTAAATTGGTACCAAGAGCAGGGTTCTAAAATGGCTGGAGCCGCAGTGGAGTTGGTTGCCTGCCTGCAAGCACTGACCAGTGAGGTGAACTTGACACTTGCCACCGAGGCCGCGGCCAAAACGGCGCAAAGGCCATAGCTGACCGTATCGAACAGAATTAACTTGACACGTAAATGCTTTCCTCTAGAATATCCGCAGAGCTGAAGGAAGGCCCGCTGGTTTACTCTTGCCAGAGGCTCCAGCACCTTCCTTCAGCTAAAGGTCTCTGGCGAACTCACCATGAAACTTTTCGATGCGGGAAATATGTTGCACATCGGCGCTTCAGTAGCGCGACAACCACGGCAGGGCGAGAGCCTATGCGACAGTGCTTCGCGTTCATTTTTCTGCTGCTCCGACTCACGAGCAATCGTGTGCGCATTTTCGAGCGTATCGTAAAAAAGCGGACCAAGCCGCAAGGCTCAAACCGACTCGAAAGAAGAGTGCCCGAGAGCGACGAACTCACTTTATACGGGGTGTCGCACTGGAGACTACGGTTAATGTCTCCTTTGCTCTGAATCTTCATTGCCGGGGTCTATGAACTACAAGGACTGTGGTTACAAAAGGTGTAGATGCGAACAAGCGCTTCTCAAGGAGCTAAGGGATGGACTTGAATCTGAATCTTCCGCAATGGCTGAGCGTAGAAGCGTGGGACGGGTATCTGGAAATGCGGCGAGTGATAAAGAAGCCGCTGACCAGACGTGCTGCTCTCATGGCCCTGAGGAGATTGGATGATTTGAGATTGAAAGGCTTCGACCCGAGCATGGTGCTCGACCAATCCACATTCATGTGCTGGCAGGGACTTTATCCGCTGAAGGAGGATCGCGATGGAGAACGAGCAGATCGAAAAACATTTGATGCAATCAGGCGCGATGCAAGCAAAGACGCCATCCGACGAACAGTTGAGGGTTATCACAAAATGGGTAGGGATGTTCATGGAGTTGAACCACAAGGAAATAAGCGAATTGGGGATGGCGGCGTACATTGAGGGGCTGAAGGATTTGACGCCCGTAGAGATTGAGCGCGGCTGCCAGCGAGCACTGAAAGAAGTGGACCATATGCCCACTGTCGCGCACATTCGGCAGAGAATCACGGAATACACGGATTCGCCAGTAACGAATACCGAGCGCGGCTGTCAAGTGTGCCGCTGGACTGGCTGGAGGCTTGTTCCGAGAATCGACGGCCCCGGCCAAGTAGCGAGGCTCTGCGAATGTCGCATCAAGGACGGACTCACAAGCTGACAGAGCGGGAAGCGGTGCGAGCGAGAGATATCCACAGCGAGCAGCAGAAAGAGCTTGACACGAAATCCCACTTTATTGTAAAATCGTAACTATGGGAAGGCCGATGAAACCACCGAGAATCAGCGTCAAGTTGGACAAGGATCTGCTTGGCGGGCTGCGTAGAATAGCGGACGTGACCGGAGCGAGTATCAGCTGGCTGCTCGACAAGGCCGTGCGCGACATGCTCAAGCGAGGCAAGCCATGACCAAACCCACCATAAAGCAAGCCCTCGCCCGCAAGCGAGTCGAGAAGACGCTGGCGCTGCTGAAAAGCGTGCGCTGTGACAATTTCGTAGTCATTGGCAGGGCAACGTGGCAGACAAGCAAGCGAGGCTATTCGAAGCCCATGCCGCGCTCAAGGTGGGTCGGGCGGTGAAGGGCAAGCCTAACGTCGGGCAGATCCTCATGGCGACTCACCTGAAAGAGCTGGGGATAGAGTACTGGGAGCAGCATCGTTTCCATCAGGACAGGAAGTGGCTGCTTGACTTCTACCTGCCCGAATACAGTATAGGGATCGAGATAGACGGCTATTTCAAGGGGCGGCACGGCGCTGGATGGGGCGCTGACAATGAAAAGTCCAACATTGCCACGCTTTGCGGGATAAGGATGCTCAGGTTCAGCACACAAGACGTGAAGACTGGCAAGGCGAAGGATTTTCTTGATGAGTTCGTGAAGCTATGAAACGGCGGCATCCACAGATCATCGACCGGGAGGCAACGGCTGTAGCACAGTTCAAGGACAAAGCAAGCTATATCCGGCGAGGTAAGTTTTACCTGTTTGGGCTGGACTTGCTGGCCTTACGGACGGCGGTATTCGAGCGCAGTAAAGGCTTCTGCGAGATGCCAATTCGCGGCGTTACAGAGCACCGCTGCAACCGCAATATCTTCTGGGAGACGATGGAGATGCACCACGAGCCGCCCCTGAGCAAAGGCGGGCAGGACCACATCGACACCGTGGTTGCAAGCTGCCAGCGCTGCCACGTCGCCCGGCATGGAAGAGTGATACGCAGCGACCGAGCAAAGCATTAGCCATGGATTTGGCAGAGGTTTGAGCGGAAAGTTAGAGGAGGGACTGAGATGAGACTGAGTGAAGCAATTGCGTTGGGAAGAACGATTAAACAGCCATGTCCGGGGCGAGTGGGAATATTTTCGCTAGACCAGCCCGGATGCGCGGTCGGGATGGCTTTAGCTGCAAATGGGACGCTTCTCAAAGGTCACAATGTCTATAAATCATGGCCGTGGGTAAGCAAGCCGCTTCTCAACCTACCCTGCGGGTGTCTGCACAAGGATGACTTTGCAGATGGTGCGAATGGGACAATCGCCCATTTGTTCGATAGGCATGTCTTTGAGAAATGCGACTGGACTCTCGACCAACTCATTGATTGGGTGCGCTCCGTCGAGCCGCAAGAAGCGGAAGCACCGCCGAGCGTGCCTGAGGCGGTAGCCGAAAGCGTAGCGAAGAGCCCGCAGTCTCTATAGAAAAGCAGTTCGGTGGGCCAATAAAGAGAATTTTGGGAGGGAGAGCGAACCGTGAGCAGTGTTTGGGTATGGGAAGAGTTGGTCAACGGTAAGTGGGTTCCGTGGCAGGACCGCGAGAATTGCAATTTGATGACGGTGCATCCTACCGACCGCTATATGAAACAGCCGGAACCGCACACGCCGCAGTACGGGCGCTTTCGGTTTACGGAGTATCGTGCGGACACCGGAGCGTACACTCGATGTAAGTGCTTGCAGGCTCACCATTGCCATGTCTGCGAAGTGGCGACACTGTGGGCTTGCTCAGATTGCCGCATCAATTTCGGGGTCTCGGTCTACGTCTGTGAAAATAGCGAGTGCTGCGACAAGCACGAAAAGTTTTACTGCGCAGGCCCGAATCCACTGGAACGGGCGCGGGAGGGAGCCAGGGCATGACGACGAGTGAGATGCGGGCGGCTTTGATAGCAAAACTTGAATCCAATTGGACAGGTGAAGTGTCGTCTACGAGGCGGCACGCTTGGAATGAAGCGCTAGACGTACTGCTCGCTACTCCGTCTGTCGCGTCGCCGCAGGAGTTTACCGAAAAGCAGGAACGTATCGCGCAGGAAATCAGCGACGAATTTTGCGGCGGGAGCGAGGCTGCGATGGAGGCAATTTTGTGCAAGCTATCTGAGTTCGGAGAGACGGACCAAGCGATGATAAACGAAGTGCTACGCAGGCGTGTCGCGTCGCCGCAGGACGACCCTGACCCGTGGATTCGCCCATGTCCGCGCATCTATTCGGTGCAGAGCGATGGTTCGCAAATAGCCTATTTCAACCGTCAATCCGCAGAGCAATTTATCTCTGAGCGCAAAGAGCCGGAGAAGTTCAAACTAATTGAGTATGTTCCTGCCGATGGAACCGAGCGAACACGCGAGAACGTCCGTGGTTACGTGGCCGGATTCAAAGCGGCGGAAGAATACGCTGCCCCTGTCGGGGAGCCGGGGCGCACGCCGGAGCAGGAAGAGTTTGAGGCTGCCAGGCAGTGGTGCTTTAATAATCGCTCCAACGAAGAACTGGGCCGCCACATTCAAGAACTGCAAGCATGGAAGCCGGGTTCCCTTTATACAACGCTCGCTGCTTATGCCAATTGGTTTTCTCGCACGGACGCGCGGATTGCGTCCCTGAAAGGGGCTGCTAACGCGGAAGAGAAAACGCACGCAGCCCCACCACTCGCTGCCCCTCCCGCCCAAGGAGCGCCCACGCCTCAGACGAAACCGACATTAAATGCGCGAGAGCACTGCTGGGTACGCGGAATTTTCTTCGAAGAATATGAGAGTACCAGCAGAGTGTGGCTTAACTCTGGCGGACTGCGAACAATGCAAATGGTACAGGTCCCGAAAGAAGATTGCATTCCACTACAAGGACAATTTGAATGTCCTGTTTGTGGGAAAGAAGGTCCACATCAACATCTGATAGACCGGAAAGGAACCAAGGAGGGCACGAGCCGATGAATGAGGAAATTGAAAGTATCACGATTACATTTGCCAATGGTTTAAGTAAGACGGTTTCCGGCAAGGGGGCGCAAAAAGCCATGCAAGCCATGTACGAGGCTTTTTGGAAAGTCGAAGGTTCAGACTATGAAGGACCAAATATCACACAAAGCGCAGCCCGCGAGCCGATGAGCGAGTTGCGGGAAGCGCTACGAGTAGCCAAAGAAACGGTAGACGGCTGGACAGTGGATAGCGATGGTCGCGTACATGTCCACAAGGATGTAATCTCAAAAGCAATTAATGCCGCATGGCTCAGTTTCGAGAAGCTGGCCGCCAAAGGAGCGCCGGGGACGCGGGAGGCGCAGACAGTTCCTGAAAAGTTGGTGCAAGAAATAATCGCTGACGTGCTCTGCGACACGATAGGCAGCCAACCGAGGTCGATAGAGCACACCCGCATGATTGTTGCAAATCGCATAGACGAATGGCTGGCTCAACCGGGAGCGCCAACGAAGGGGCAGGCAAAGCAGTAGGCAAACAGTCGGAGGGGATGCATGAGAACTAGCGTGGGCAATCTGTATCGCAAGATTTGGGACCGCTTGAGCGCGGTTGACCGTAGGGCTGTTTTGGTCTATGCGCGAGTGTGGGGCCAAGGTTCCGGCTTGGTAGACCACGAAAGCAAGCTGAAGTGGAACAAGTTACTGCCGAGCACGCAAGAGAAACTCATCGGACAGGATTTCTCCATGATTCTGGGCAAAGAAGTGTCACCGGAAACTGAGTAAGGCAACAGCTATTAAGTTAACACCGAAGAATGTTTGACCGGGAGCCGGGGAAGGAGAACGGATGAGCGACACATGCCAATGCGTAACGCTAGTGAAGAGAACGCCGATACCGGGGCCTACGACCGGAAGGATGCACGTTTGTCAGGATTGCGGGAAGGAGTGGCGAGTGGAGCCGTGGGGCCAGATTGGCGTCCGGATGGGCACACAAAAGGCCCAGCAACCGCCTGCCGAGCCTTCTAAGCCCTAGCTGAGCTGGTTGAGCGAGAAATCTGTTATTTGCGTCACTGGCACGGGCAAGAACGGCACATTGAATTTGTGCGTGATGGTCGCTCCGGCTCCATTGACGCCCGAAACAGTCACATTGTAGGACGGTGCCGTGTCAGTCGCTACCGTAGCCGCCGTGAACGTCAGCGTATTGCCTGCCGCATCCGTGATGACCGCGCTAAGCGTTACGAGCGTGTCATCTACCGTGACGGTAGGCCCTGACTGCAAGGGCACCGCGCCCGTGGCAGGCACTAGCCCAATTTGAAACTCACTTGTTGCTCCCGGTACTGTCCCATTGATGGCCATTGCTTCTCCTTTGATAATTTGATTTAGAACGAAATCCGTGACCTGCGGCTGCTGTTCGTCTGATTCCAGGGTCTCATTGATAGTCTTTAGCTCGGCAAGGATTTCTTTCAGCAAATGAATCTGCTGTTCTTCCTTGCTGAGTTCTTGCCAGTCTCTCATCGGATTAGAAAACTGCCTGCAAAGAAGCACAGACCGGCGCTAACCAGCCTCCAGCTCCACGGATAGTTCGGGTCTCCCCGATAAGTGAAGCCGCCGATAGCGAATAGGACGACCGCGACAACCAAAAAGATTTCATGTAGGTTCATGGTCTCACTCTACTCTCCGGGCCGGGAAAGTGTCTGTTCGATTTTAGTCACCCGCGCCAAGAATGCTTCACAACCTTCACCGCCAGCCAGAGCCAGCCAAGGCTGATGAGCGCATAGAGCGCTGGGAACAGCAATACGCTGATGTAGCCCATCACTTAAACTGCTTGGCAGTCTTTGCCGTCTGTGCATCCAGAGCCGCGTCTCCGGTCTGGCGGCTGTAAATGGCATAGAGCCTCGCCTTGAATGCTTTCTGCTCTGCCTTGGCGTGCGCTACAGAAGGAATGGTAATGACAGTCGTATGGGCCATCGCCGCGCTTGCCACTGGCGTGAACATGCTGATGATCGTCGCAATCTCCTGCGTCAAAGCGCTAACAATGTCCTGAATCAGCGTAGCATGCGCCGGGTCGGTGACATGGGCGACCGTCAAAATCTGTATCGTGTCTGTGTTGAGCGTAGAGAGCGCGGACTTGAACTCCTGCAAGAAAGTTGGATTGGGACTGCCGGCCGCCACAGTAGCTTCATACTGATGGTAGAGGTTCGTAACCAGCGTCACACCGGAATCAAATGTAGTAATGACAGCCTGAACCGGCACCTGCAAGGAAGGGTCTGCGAGCGCCACGATCGGCAAGACGCCCGCTACGGCTGGTTCCATCAGGTTGAGGATGTTGATGACCGCATCGCCAACCGTGCAGCCTTCACTGAGTAGTGCTACATCCACGGCAATGACCATGCCCGCGGCAGTTAGTGGTGCGCGTTGAATGAATAGCCTACGGCTTAGGTGCTGGTACATCGAGTCCCCCAGACGGCGTGCGGACGGCTTCAGGATTGCTGGAAGTTACGCTCCACTTGAGCAAAATAGGCCCCCAGACAGTTGCTTCGCGAGCGCCAATGACGCTGGCGCAAACTTTGGCAAGATTCCACCAGCCAGCCTTGGATGTGAAGTTGAATGCGCCCCAGTTGAGCGCCATCAGAGCGGAGCTGGTCAGGAGAGCATTTACAGCGTTCTTGAGGGCAATAGTCAGGAAGTTCTTGATTTGCGCGTTCATTGGCGCGATGATTCCACAGTTTTAGCCATTCTGCAAGGGTATTCCGCCGTTGACCTGCAAGGTAATCGCCTCTCCCGCTTGCTGTGCGGCCAAAAGGGAAGGATAAAGCGCGGCAAAGGCTTCGCGGCTGCCGCCAATAAAGTCTACTCCTTGCGTCTGGCCTACCAAGATACAGCCTTCCGTGTCAGCGGCATCATTCCCCCAATGGATCTCGATCTCGGAGCGATTCGGAATGCCAAGGACATGCGGAATAGTAGCGGCATATTGCATTACCCAAGGATCGGTGCTTAGCTGGAACTTGGGCGAGGGAAGCAGCCGTATCTGGTATAGACCGGGAGGGATTGCAGATCCCGGCAGGCCATCCTTGACAGGGAGTTCCAAGGTATAGCAAAGCTGATGGCCGTCGCCGTACAGGCACAATTCCCCTTCTGTACTGTTGCTGTCGAGCTTCGTTCGTGTTAAAACAAGTTCCATAAAAGTTTTGAAGGGCGCAGCCAGATTCGGGTCGAGCTGCGCCCTACCCCCTATCCTCCCTTCCGCCGCCCAGCACGGCTAGGATCTCGCTTTTTGTTCGCGTTCTTAGGCCATGCATCCATTTCTTTCTGCATGATCGCTATGGCTTTCTCGCAAAAAGGGACGGGCATTTGAACCCCGCCAATCAGCACGGTCTGCAAGTCGGATATCTCAGCATTCCCGCAAGGGCATTTTGGCCGTTCACACCGCACACATCTTGCTCCTTAGCCGTAGCGCAAGCAAGCTAAAAACAACGCATCCAAGTGCCGGAGGGAATATCCAATTCACTTCCTGCCAGCGAGCAAAGTTGATGCTCCAGCCAAACCGATAAGCCGCTTGAACCATCCACAAAGCTCCAAGTGGGAATATCAGGTCTGGCCTCCGCGTATAAGGGGTAAGGGAGAGGCACAGAATACCCGCCCAAGCGAGAACGAAGCCCTCCCCTATGGAAATAGTCAGGCTGCCAGACATGGGCCTTAAAACGCCTCCCAGCGCCAGCTTTGCCAGCATCCCGGCTAGCAAAAAAGAAATCATCGCCGCCCTGAATCTGTAACGTCTGCCGCTAAGGCAGTCCAGAACAATCAAGATAACGCAGCAAAGAATCAGTCCCGTGAACACGGCATAGACCACGGTGTACAGCCTTGACCACACACCGAAAGCCCATGCCGTGCAGAAAATGAACGGAATGGAAGCAAGTTGCGCCCAAAGGTACCGCGCCAGATTAGCGGGCGGGTTTCTTTGCAGCGCCGCCATCAGGCTTATAGCCGTCCACAGGACGCACGTGGAAGATATAAGACTTGCCCACTTCATAGTACCCCGCATTCACGTTTGGCCCGTTGAGGACCATGCTGACGCCATCGTCGTTGGCTAGTGTCACGCCCGTAGCGTCATTGTCCATACACTGAAGTTTGTACGTCTCTCCCGGACTCGGCCCGATACTCATGTCAATTCTCCTTTCGCCACGTCTTGAAGTTCAACTGCCCTTTGATTCTCGCCATTTCCACGCGCAACCCAATTACATCGTTTCGCAAGCATTCAACTTCCTTGTGAATTTCGTCCGGCACGGCTTCCCGCTGCTTCCAGCGGAAAAACAATACCATCACAATCCAGTTGACGGCTGCACCGATAATCATCAAACCGACTGCCAATTCTATGGCCGGCCAGTTCATTGGGCTGGGCCTCTCCGCTACGCTGCTTCTCCGTCATCCACCACTTTCTGCTTCGCTTCATGCTCTGCTAGTTTCATCTTTGCGTTGTCGAGGTCTGCTTTGTCGGCCGCGCTTCTGCTTATCTCATAAATTCGGGCAGCCTTCTCGACAATCAGTGCCAGGGCTATCCCGTACTGGCTGTTCACGAGGGTATGGACCTTCTCCGTAATTACAAAAATCTTGTGCTGCTCGACAGCCGCTTTCTTGGCAATGCTCCAGTTTACCAGAGCATTGATCGTCGGCGGCACGGTCACCACGATGGTCGTAAAGAGTCCCAGCCATGCAACGCTTGGCTCAATCATGCTTGGGCTTCCTGTTCCGCTCCCTTATGCGCTTGTTCCTGTCCTTGTTGATGCGGTCAAGCGCCGTCTCTACACTCGCCTCGCGGGTGTAGATCTGCAAGGCATGGAGAAGCCTGATTTCTAGTGCTGTGAGTTTTGGCTTCATTTGCACTGCCACGTTACGAGAGTACCTGCTTTGCCTATAACGTGAATTTGAAACATCTTCGCGCTTCGGTTGCCCGGAATAGCGTTCGTAACTGAACAGGCCGGAACTTTTTTAAACTCCTTCTCGAAATATACTGTAGCCGTTCCGTGCTCCCGAATCGTGAACATACCTGATTCCTTGTGGCAGTGAATGTGTAAAAGCAGGCAGAGGGCTATCATGGGCTTGTCGCCGTCACGAGCGGAGTAACCGTCTGGCCGTTCGTGGAACTGTTCTTGACGATGTTGATCGCGCCGGTAGTCGAGAGCGTTAGACAGTTAGCTGGCGTTACGCTCGTATCGCAGACCTGGATAGAGAGAGAGCACGTACCATCTGCTGAGCTGCAAGCGGGAAGCGACGAAGCGTTCGCGATTGGAAAGGTGAAGGTGCAGGTGCTCGCGCCGCAAGTGGGAAGGACGAAAACGTACGGACCTGCCGGCGTGAACGTAAGCGCTACACTGGAAAAATCGCACTGACCGCCCGAGCAGCCGAGGCCAATGATGTTGTCGCCGGAGGGATTCGAGATCGGGCAAGACAGCGTGACGTTTTGGATTGTTCCCGGTGGAATGGTTGAGTTCAGCGCCGATTCGTTGCAGCCGCTAAGACTGAGTGTGTAGGTAGCTCCAGAAATATCAGAACGATTACAGATGCCCACGGTAAGCACGTACATTCCTGCCTGTTGCGGTCCAACATCCTGCGTTATGGTCGCCCCGTTAGAAAATGCGCCTTGAGGGATATTCACGCCACAAACTGAGACAAGTTGTTGGATACCTGCGATACCTGGACCTACAATCCAACTAGGAATAGTCCCAGATTCCCACTGGCTGCCAGCAGCAGCGCCGGACGGGTCGATGTTTGTGAACGTGACGGGAGATTGAAAGTTCGAGTTCTGGATCGCGACGGGGGTCTGCGCGAGCGCGCTAGTGGCGAACGAAAGCAATGCCGCTAAGATTAGGTTTCTCATAGCCTTTCCATCCTCCCGTGCAGTTGTATTTTGTGCCGTAGACAGGCCACTGCCCCGCTGGACAATCTTTGATTGTTTGGTCGTATGCGTCGTAGGCGTTGTAGATCGTATTGCCGAGGGGCAGAGCGGGCCATTCTTTGATGCCTAGATGACCGCCCCACAAGCCAAGCGCGTCGAGGCCGATTGTTCCGCCCATCCGAACTGCTTCACGTGCAGCGAAGGGTCCGTAACCCCCGGAGCAGAAAGAAATTCCTTCGCGCAGGCGACAGTCGTGCGCTTCTTTCGTCGCTACCGCTGAGGACGCGATAGACGAGCCGATGACGACCCAGACTTTCTTGTCTTTGTACCAAGGGGTAGCTGAAAGAGAAGCTGCTAAAGGCCCTGCCCAGAGAGCGAGAAGGATTAGTGGTTTCATTTTTCTCCTTTCGGAAGCGGCACGTTCCACCAACATTCCCACGCAATGATGTGTCCGCGCGGAGCTTCGATGACTTGATGGTTTTTATCGCTCTCGACGATAGGCATATAACTTCCTGGCTGTGTCTCATCCTTCCACGAACAACCTCCGCGCATACGGACGCCTGGATAGAGGTCATCGTACTTAATTGTGAGCCTGCGGGAGCCATGCTTCGGGATAGTCATCACCCCTTTGTAGTGGATAGGGACGTGGCCGTTCAAGTCCTGCCCACAGAGCACGGATGCGAACGCAAAGCTAATAAGGAGTCGCGGTATAACTGATAACGTCATTTGCGGCCACCGTCCCTGAAAGAGTGCAAGTCGTTGTTGAAACAGCGGTTTGCGTGAGAATATCCACCACCGTTGTATGGTCCTGCCCGTTACAAGAAAAGCCATGAGGCGCGGTAAATAGCGGCGTCAAAACGATTGTGCTGGAACCCGTCGTCCCCGTGCAGGTCAGTACCCCTGCATTGCCATTGCCGCTTACTGTTGTAATTGTTGCGCAAGCACCGGAGCCGGTAGGCACCGGAACGACGGTCGTGGCCGTCCCGGTAAATGTCGTAGTAGCATTTGGCGCAGGAACATATTGCCCACCAGAAAGTAGATTAACAGCCGTCCCTGAGCTTGCCGTAATCGTGTTCCCGCCTTCATCATACACTTTGCAGGTTGCACAGACGTAAAGAGCCGTGCCGCTGGAGCCGGACTCGGTTAGAATCGAATCCCTGATGTGGGCTGTCATTCCGCCCTGGAGCGTGAGTCCGTAGGCGCTTCCTATCGAGTTGGAAAATTCGCTCCCATCGGCGTAAAGGAATCCAGCTCCGCAAGCGGAAGTGCATACGCTTGAGCCGGATGAATTTCCCGTTCCAGACGTATAGATGAAGCGGTCCCCGTAGGAATAGAAATAAGCGCCTGCCGCCATTTCAAGGGCAGTGTTGCCGCCGGATGTCAGCGTAGTGTAGCCGTAGAATCCACCGTAACTGATGATTTGATTTGCGGAGGCCATATAGATGCTATACTGCGCATTTACCGCGCAGTACACGTTATAGAACGTAGCTATCGTGTAATTTACGCTTGAATTTATTTCGCAGCCGATGTAGCCAACACCATCGTTGTGCACCGCCAGTAGTACGGGGTTGCTTAAAGCACCGATCTCGATGCCGATGAACCCGGTCGTATTTGAGCCCCAACTGGCGAGCAAGACGCTTTGCACGATTTGGTTGCTTCCTGTTTCCGCAATGGACGGCATCATCACGAATGCTGCTTTGCCGTTGAAGCCTGAACCGATAGCGGAGTTTCCTCCACCCCAGATGCCGACATTAGAGATATTCACATCATCAGCGCCGAAGAAGCAGCCGTTACTAGCCGACCCCCCAGTGCAGGATGAAGAAGAGAAATTTGGCGTTGGCACGAACTGCGCTTGCTGTGGGCCAGAGCCGGTGATCCCGTAGGTCGCATAATTCTTTGAGACAATACAGGAATCATTCGAGGTATTGGCAATGGCGGATTGAACGAACAGATATCCGCCAGGATACATAACTGTCGTGCATTTCGCTTCTGCTGCCGCCCAAGCTGCGTTTGCTCCCGTTGTTACGTCCGGCCCCCACATGAGCGTAGCGGGGTTGGCTGATTGCGTGGCGTTGCCGCCTGAACAGGAAGCAGCTTGGGCACCTGTGACTGTGAGGGTTCCCTGCGGGAGAATCACTACGGACGTGCCCGCCGATTCGTCTGTAGTTAGATTTGTGGCGAAACAAATCCAACCGTTCTGTACCGCCGTAAAATTACAGTCATTGTTCGGGCAGGTGAAATTCGCTTGTCCGCTAGTGATGGCGGCATCGCTGACTGTGTTTCCAGATGTGACGTTATAAGGAGCTACAGTGGCGTCTATTACGAACCCCTGCGTGATGCCCGAGCCGGAGGAGGAGCTGCCCGTCACGATCTGAGCCGAAACCGTGCCAGCCAGAAGCAGTGTCAGCAAAAATGTCTTAGATATAGTCAACATCGAGCTCTCCCGGTGTGCCTGCCGTTACGATCTGAAGTCCGTGAGGAAAGAACATAGGCGTGTTGAGCGCTACTCCCACGGAGATGGGAAATGTAGTGACTTGCGTCACGACGCCGTTCTGCCCGATGTCATTAAGCGTCATCGTCCAGCCTGTGCCTGCGTTCGGGCAGGAAAAGTTGCGGATATAGCTGGGGCCGTCTTTGAGAAACAGCGTTGCGCTTGTCGTGATCTTTAGATATGCCATAAAGCCTCCTCAGTAAATGACCGCCTTCAAAAGCTGTCCGGTAGTGGAATTTCCAGCATTGGCGACGCTCATCTGTACGGTGATTTGAAGAACGTTGCTAATCGTCGTGTTCACGGCAATGGTCGGTGTGCCGATAATTCCCGGCCCACCCGCCGCTCCATTGGAAGAGAATCCCTCACAGCTCCAGTTGGCGGTTCCAGTCGCTCCCGTGGTCAATACAGCAAACTTGCCAATGACGTTGAATACCTGATTGTTCGCTACCCCCGTGCTCACGGTCGTCGTGCATGGCGTTCCCGCTCCAAGGCTCATGCCGATGGTGATGGACTGAGCGGAAGCCGTGCTCGAAAGTCCGGTTATGTCCACGCTGAGCAAGCTGCCTTGCAAGAGAGCGTTTGCCGCGATGGAGCAAGACAAAAGATTCTGTTGAGTATTGTTATTCGCTACGGTTGCCGGCGTGAAGTTGGTGCAGCCGGTCTGCGCACCGATGGTTCCAGCGCGAATCTCAGGAGGAAACAGATTGACCGGATAGGTTCCTTGACCGCCATTCGTTGACAGTACGCGGCCTAAGACCTGCCCCGTTGATGGGTAAGATGCTCCGGCATCGTGACAGACGCCGAGAAGCGAAGTAGAAATCTGAATATAATCGCCTGCCGTGGTTGCTCCATCGAACTGGCAGGTAGTCGTCCCCGTTTCTTGAATCTGCGCGGTCGAAGTGCTGCAATTCGCTATGCAAATGCCGATGACTCCGCTCGTATCTGTAAGGGCCGTAAATGTTGCCTGGCTTACGCCTCCAACTGTTACCAGTTTAACCAGATTGCTAACACCGGGAAGGTTCGTGTTTGTCGGATAGGAAGAAACGATGTCACTAGACGGGATGAGCGCCGCACCGCTAACGGCTCCAGTAATCGTCGGAGTTGATAGAGTCGCAGAGGGAAGCGTCTTGTTGGTGAGAGTCTGCGGTCCTGTCAGCGTTACGAAGCAGTCCCAGAACGTCGAGAAGCCGCGGAAGCAGCCAAGCGTCGTGTTGTAGTAGAGTTCGCCAGCCGTGCCAGCGGGATCGCTGGAGGCCCCTGCCAGGAAGATGTTTTGTGCCTGGTTGAGTATTGTATATGCTGAAATGCCGTCCACTGTGCGCTGCAAGGCTCCCGAAGCGCAGTTGTCGTTCAGGCCGTCCGAGGCGTAAATCACAAAGCGATACGTGCTGTTTGACAGCCAGATTTGCGCGAAGCCGCCGCCATCCAAGATGATGGGGTTGGTATTCTGCGTCACGCCCGTATACGAGGTGTAGGTTGCGAGCGGAGTAGATGTACCAGATATGTACGTCCAAATACACCCAGACGCTAATGGCTGCCCGGCTTGAGAAAAAAACTGCTGCGCAGGGACCGGGGCAAGGGCGACACTGGTTTGCGCCTGTGCTATGCTAGGCAGCATGGTAGCTATCGCCATCAGTATCATGGCACTGACCATCGTGCTGTACGCTCTCTTGTGGGTTGGAGCAGTTCTCTGGCTCATTTGTCGTAGTTTCTCCAGGGCTTTGCGCCAGCATCCTCAACCAAAAACTTCACATTGTCCGGCAGTTCAAGGCCGCGCCTCATCCATTCGTTGATGGCATTCATATCTCCGCTCATCACTTTACCGTAAAGTTGCGCTTTCGGAACAGATTGATACGTGACTTTCACATCGGGCGGCGTCGAACCTGGCTCTACAATCTTGCCCGTCGCTGGCTTGCCGAACTTGTCCACATACTGAATGTTTGTCGGCTCGCCAAATGGCGTGGATGAGCCTTTGGGAATATCTCCAGTCACAGGAAGTTTTGCATTGCCGACTGGAGTAGCCGTCGAGGTCGCCCCCGCAAATGGACTGGGTGGAGCTGGCGCGGCAGGTTCAGGCGGATTCATGGATGCCCGACCAGCATTGTATTCCTGAGCATTGAAGTTGGGCGAAGTCCGAATCGGCACAGCCTTTGCGACTGTTGGTTCTGGCGGGGGAATGGTTGCTCTGAGAATCTGTTCCGGCAACTGTGTAGGATGAACGAGCGCCTTACCAAAGGAAGAGAGTTTCCCATCAGGCCCATAAAGCATGCTTCCGAGAGCTGTTCTGGCTTCGCTAAGCGCACCTAAAGTCTCTCCGCCAGCGGCAAATCCGCTCCACGTCGCTCCGGCGGTTCCAACCTGTGCTGGGTCGATTGTTCCAGTCGTGCCCAGTTGCCCGGCTGCATTGCCCGCCGCAGCCCCGCCGCCAGTGGCAAATATGCGGGCCAGTGCCCCAACTAAACCGCGCATAGCTGGAAACGATTCGGCTCCCAACGTTCCGCCGACAGTTTCTGCCGCCGATGTTGCACCAGCCTTCTTTCCCTGCTCAAATTCAGCTTGTTCTGCGGGCGTCTGCATCGGCTGACCGGACATCGCAGCCGTCATGTTCAGCAAAGTGTGCTGCATATCGGATTGGGCTTTTGTGCGCGGCAAATCCGAATACTCAGGGTGCTTTGCCAGGACATTCTTTTCGAGCGTCACATCATCCATATCGCTATAGGCGCCGGGATACTTTGCCCGAACCATCTGCGCGAGAGTTTGTTGCGTGTTGCTCATCGAATCCCCAGCGGGTCGTTATCTACTTTTTTCGTTGGCGCGGTTCCCTGTTTCGTTGGGGGCGTCGGCCTCGTATAGCTTGGTGGCGAAGGGTCCATGGCCTTGTCGGTAACATAATTGACCTCTGCACCGAGCGCCGCTTTGAGCGTTGGTCCGTCCAGCTTTTTTTGGTTCGCAAGGTCTTCAAAGTGCTCCAGCATCTGGGATGAGCCACGAGAGCCAACGTGCGCTTGCATGAGCAGCGTCGAGGACAGTCCCATCTTGGCTCGCAAAGCCGCTACTTCCGGGTCGCCTGCCCCAACCTTGCCCGTCATAAATTCATTCCAGCGCGAGGCAATAGGGCCTAGCTTGTCTTCTGCGTCGAGTTTGTCCACCAGTTGCATGATGCCCATATCTGCCGGGTCGCCCTTTGCGTCACCTTGCTTATTGGCCAGATTGAGCCAGTGCCTCGCGGCCAAAGCCTTGTTCACCATATCCGCATCGGCCTTCATGGGATTCTGCACGCCCATCTGTTGCGCTTGGCTCATCGGAACGAGCACGGAACGACCGTCTTTTGTCGTCCCTACCACGGGATTCATGTCTGCCTTATCCCGGTTTAGCTCAAAGGTCTGCTGGCGCATGGCATTGATTGTTTCTTGCTGGGCCTTCGTGGCCGCGCCTTTCTCCGTCGCCTCCAGCAGCTTGTCCACTCGATCAAAATCGGTTGGTGTCGAGGTTGCGCCCATCTTGTAGTAGTCCGGCAGGGATTCGCCCGGGTGAAGCACTTGCCATCGGGTCGTCAAAGCACTATTCAGGGAGTCGGCATTCTGCAAGCCGCCAATCTTCTCGCCCGTCACCGCGTTTACGAGCTGGCCGCCTACGGGCTTCCATGCGTCGAGCGCCATTTTCTGCTTTTCTTGCGCTTCCTTGACTAACTGGCTGCCAAGCGCATGCTGGTTAGCCAAAGCCGTGGCCTGCGCGTCGCCAGGGTAGGTATGTGAGACGCTTCCTGGTTGAACCGTTCCCGCCTGTTCTTCTTTACTAACCTCAGATTCCCATGCAGCTTGCTTTGCGGCAGGGTCTTGGATGCCTACTACGTTCAAAATTCGGCCTCGGAGTGCGTCATTGGTCTTCGCAAGTGTATCTGCCCTAGCCTGTCCCGTTAAGGCATCATCTTTAGCGATGTTGGCAGCTTTTTCCTTTACGCCCAAAACGCTTTGGGTCATGGACATGGCCGCTTGGCCGGAACCGCCATTCTTGACCACTAGCATGGGCAGAGACCCAACATCCTTCCCATCCCAGCTTGCCATTGTTCGCGTAAGGGCGTCCTGGTCCTGTAGCTGGCGCGTGCGTACCTGATTCTCAAGCTGTTGGGATTGAATCTGCTGCTGTTGCCCGACCACTTGCTGCGCCTGCGAGTACTGCTGCAAGGGTGACTCGGGCGCTTTAATCATTAACGCTGGAAATCCGCCCATGCTAGCTCCCTGGCTCCAATCCCATGCCGCCTGTCGCTCCAGCGGGATTCGGCTGGTTTAGAAGTGACTGGAGCAATGCGTACTGACTGATGCTCGAAATCCCGCCATTCAAGGCATTCGCCACGCCAGCATACCCCGAAGCCTGCGCCGCGCCCATATTTATCAGCGAATTGCCGACTTGCGCGCCTGTATTGCCAGCGATTTGCGCTCCAATCTGCGAAGACTGGTTGCTCAACTGCCCAAGTTGCGTTGCCGATTGCTGCCCTACTCCAGAGAGTGCGGCTAACCTGTTAAACTCATTTGTCTGGTTGCCCTGGAAGACGTTGTAAGCCTGCTGGTACTGCGTCAAAGCGTTGTTATAGGTCTGCTGGTAGGTCGTATCTGCCAACCCTTGCGAATATTGATCGAGAGTCTTCTGAGTGCCGGTAGAGAGTAGTCCTCCGCCTGCGGCCGCTGAGTTTTGAATTGCTCCTTGTCCAGCGCCTTGCGTGAACTGGTATCCCGGTGTAGCTTGGGCCTCGGCAGCGGTAGGAGCCTGGAATTGCTGCGTCCAGGGAGTCAAAAGCCCTTGGCCGGGAGTGCCTAAAAGTCCAGCCAGAGTGCCTATTCCTTGCGTTCCAGCTTGCAGCCAGGGCGCAATGTTCTTTTGCGTGGTATTGAACTGGCTTTGGTTCTGCTGGAGTTGCTGCTCTCCAAGATTGTATTGGAGTTGCGCTGCACTTTCTGCGGCTCCGGCCTGCTGCGAAGATGCGCCGATAGCTCCAGCTGCCCCAATTCCCGCCCCGACAACCCCGAGTACGCCAAGAATGCTCATAGGAATTTATGAAATACCATGTCCGTCGCCTGCCAGCCAAGCCTTGTGAATAATTCCAGGTGCAAATCTTTCAATTTACTGGAGATAGCCGCTCTCTTGACTCCTAGAGCCTTCAATCTTCGCTCATTTTCCATCAGCATCTTTGCTCCAGTGCCATTTCGGCATTCTGGGGCTACCCAAAACATATCCGTGGTCGAATAGGGACCGGCATCTCTATTGTGGCCGTGATTCTTGGCCACAAGGGAGATAATGTAACCCACCATTTGACCGTCAACTCGCGCCGTGAGGATGTAGAGCATCCGATTTTTTTCCGCCCGATGGTACATATCAAAATCCATTGCAAAACCAACTTTGTCCTTGTGTAAAGATAGTTCCTCAAAATGCCTTGGGAGGAGCGCCACACTATCTCTCTTGAAATCGTCAACACACTCGCGCTGAAACGTCAATGGCATGATACAAGTCTCCTACGGTTTCGACTTCTGAAAGGTCGCCGAGCTTCACGCCCAGTTCATTCTCAACAGCACTAATCAGGGACACATATTCAAGCGAATCCGTCACCAGTTCAGCCAATCGTGTGCCTGAAAAAACATCCTGACGGCCTGTTTCGCATTTGATGACATCTTCTAGCGTCATACAATCTGCACCCAAGCCTTCCCATTCCACAAAAACACGTGCCCGGTATCCGTCTCAAAGGCTGTCGAACCGATGTTAATGCTCGAAGTGGTTAGTTTCAACCGCTGAGCGTTCGTCAAAGAATAAGCCTGCGGACTGTTAGCCTGCGTCGTGACAAGGGACGTGAAAAATTGCTGCCATGGACGAGACGGAAGTCCGCCTTCATCACTGATTTTCGTCCTCAGCAATCCTTGTTGCAAGCCGACTTTGTTCGGACTCTGGGGCATCTTAGCTTACAAACTGATACTGCCGCGTCAATCTCTGGCTCGGCTGCATTCCGGGCGCTCCATTCACGTAAGCATCCACGATGTTGATGGGGATGGCTTCCGAACACGT